ACCCAGGAGCTCGACTCCATCATCAAGCCGGAGACGTCGGGTTCCGCAGCGCTCGCCGCGTTCCGGTCCATCCGCATGTCGGCCGGTACGGTCTCGATGCCCGTGCTCGCGGCCCTGCCGACCGCTGGCTGGGTGACGGACGACACGTCCGGCTCGGCGACCGGCACCAAGCCGACCAGCAAGGTCTCGTGGACCGGCAAGAACCTCGTCGCTGAGGAGATCGCGGTGATCGTGCCCGTGCACGAGAACACCATCGCCGACACCCGCTTCGACATCTGGGGCGAGGTTCGCCCGCTGGTGTCGCAGGAGTTCGGCCGCGTCCTCGACGAGGCGGTCTTCTTCGGCGTCAACAAGCCTGCCACCTGGCTCGACCCGGCCCTGGTGCCTGGCGCGGTCGCTGCGGGCAACGCCATCGCCGACGGCACCGGCATCGACCTCGCGGACGACATCAACGAGGCCTTCGGCTTCGTCGAGGACGACGAGTTCGACGTCAACGTCGCCTTCACGGGTCGCTTCCTGCGTCGCCGCCTGCGCGGCCTGCGGGACGCCGACAACTCGCCGATCTACCTCGACGGTGTCCGCTCGGACAACCGGACCGCGGAGATCTACGGCCAGGACCTGATGTACGTCGGGAACCGCTCGTGGGACCGCGACGAGGCCGTGCTCCTGGCGGGCGACCGCTCCAAGGTGCTGCTCGGCATCCGCGAGGACGTCCAGGTCAAGCTCCTCACGGAGGCCACCATCGGCGGCATCAACCTGGCCGAGAAGGACATGGTCGCGCTGCGGTTCAAGTTCCGCGTCGCGTACTCGACGGCCTTCTCGACCGCAGGCGGGGAGGTCACGGACTACCCCTTCGCCGTCATCACGCCGGACGTGACCCCGTGAGCCTGACGCAGTCCCAGTGGGACGCGCAGCGCCGCGAGGCCAAGGCCAAGGCAGCGGAGCAGTTCGAGGCCAGCAAGCGTGAGGCCGTCGCCCGACTGGTCGAGGAGCGGGGCATCGCCAAGGCAGCCGAGCTCGCAGGCCTCAAGGCGGTCCAGGCAGCGCAGGCCCCGGTCGAGGTCGATGTGGCCAGCCAGGACGACCAGGGCTCCGTCGAGGACGAGATCCAGGGCCAGGCCCCGGCAACGGGCGAAGGCACCGGAGAGGCACCGGCCACCCCGGCCGAGTGACCACCGAAATGAGGGGCAGGGTAGGCGGGTCCTGCTCTGCCCCTCAGTCATAGAAGGAGCATCACAATGGTCAGTGAGCAGATGGGCGCTTCCCAGGCTGGCAACTACGTTCCGGTTTCCTACACCAAGGGCCGGACCATGAAGGCCGGTCAGGTCCGCATCAACCTCTGGGACGTGGTCGGGGCGCACCCGAACACCGGTCAGGGGATGGTCTGGAACAGCCCGTGCCACTTCTTCTTCGAACTGATCAACTCGCTCAACGGCCACACGATCGGCTCGGCGCACGTCTACAAGACGTGGGGTGTGAACCCCGGCTGGGCCGTACTCGCCAATCTCGGCGGGACCTACGGAACGACCTTCCGCGTTCGCGCTGACGTCACGGGCACTGGCTCGTGCATCGGCTGCGGCAACGGGGAGGACTTCTATAACCGACCGCTCTACACCACGTGGAAGGCGACGCTCGAGTACGTCGCCTAACACACAGGAGAACTGACATGGACGAGCTGAACGCGCTGCTGGCGAACCTTCCGGGGTACGCGAGCCTGACCGAGACGCAGAAACAGAATGCGCTCGACGGTGCTCGCATCCCCGACAGCTTCGGCATCTGGCCGGGTGAAGCGGGCTACGAGGTGACGTATGACGTCTACTACGCGGCCCTCACGCTGCTCGGGTTCCTGCAGGCACAGCCTGTCGTCCGTCAGACCTCCAGCGAGGGCACTTCCATCGCCGTGGACGCGCCGAACTGGGGTGCCCTCGCCTCCTACTTCCGCTCGCAGAGCGTGATCTGCAACACCATGAACGCCAACTCGGCGCTCTCACGTGTGGCCATCCCCGAGGGGCCTCACGTCCGCAAGACCGACATGTCCGGAAGGGGGTCTCACTATGGTGATGTCGACTCAGACCTTGGCTGAGAGCTCCCGCCTGCTGGCGCTGCTGCTCATCGACGAGCTCCAGGTCCTGAACGTGGGTGACCTGGTCACCGTCGGGCACAACACCCAGCGCGAGCTCACCCCGGTCGGAGACCCGATCCCTGGCCTGGTGCAGACGACCACACTGGCGAACGCGGCCGAGTCCCTCGTCACGAACATCTACTCGGTCAAGGTGCCGGTCGGCACTGCGCTCGAGCCGGGGCAGGCCATCCGGGTCACCAAGGCCATGACCGAGCCCAGCCTGGTCGGCAAGGTGCTCCTCCTCGACAAGATCAGCCAGAACGGTGTCGCGGTGCTGCGCAAGGGCGTCGCATCCGACATCGACGCGGTGGACCAGCAGGGGAAGGAGGGCCTCGCATGAGCATCACGATGGGGGAGCTCGCCTCCCGCTACGCCAAGGCCAGCCAGAAGAGCCCCGGCAGCACCGAGCTGAAGCAGCTCGCCCAGGTGGGCGTCGGCCTCGTCAAGCGCGAGATCCAGGGCTTCCACGCGGTGGACACCGGCACCATGCTCAACAGCACCACGGCAGAGGCCGTCGGGAAGGACAAGTACCTGATCGGCCCGACCGTGGACTACGCGGCATATGTGGCCCTCGGCACCAGCCGGATGCGGGCACGGCCCTTCCACATCACCGCAGCGGACAAGCTCCGCACGCAGGCGACCGACATGGGTTTCGACCCCGACAAGCTGGGAATCTGACATGGGCATCGCGCTCTCCGACATTCGCCCCCTGGTGGAAGCCATCGGGGTCGCCGTGTTCGATGGGTACGCACGCAGCGGGGCGAAGGTGCCCTACGTGGTCCAGCGTCCCATGCTCATCAACTACGAGAACCTCGCCCTGAACGGGTCGGCGATCGACTGGGACAATCAGTTCAACCTCTACGCCTGCGGGGGGTCGGTCGAGGCCTCCTTCAATCTGGCCAAGGAGGTCATCGCAGCAGTCCACGGTGAGCGGGTCGGGGGCAGCACCCTCGCCGCGTCCATGGGCTACTCAGGCGCTCCCGTGGAGGGGCACTACGAGACCGAAGTCACGGTCCAGATCAACACAGGAGGTATCTGACATGGCCAGCAAGGGCATCGTCGTGAAGCACAAGGAGTCGGGCGTGCAGTACGCCATCTCCGAGTCCAACTTCAACGAGGCGACGCACGAGAAGGTGCGCGACCTCAAGCCGGGGGAGTCGGTGCTGACGTACAAGCCCCGCACCCCCAAGCCCATCTCCGAGGTCGCCACGGCCCCGGACAGCCAGGGACCCAAGCCGGGTTCCGCCAAGTAAGGAAGGAAGAGACATGGCACCCCTCACCCAGTGGAACCCGGCGACGCAGATCAGCCGGGGCAACGTCGCGGTCGGTGTGGCCCCGGTCATCGTCAACATCGAGTCGCCCACCCTCGCCGAGATCAACACCGGCATCGGACTGGACTGCTCGATCACCACGATGAACGGCACCAGCTCGACGGACAGCGAGTCGATCGACTGGCTGTGCGACCCCGAGTCGGAGCAGATCCCGGGCAGCACCACGCACTCGGTCGACGACCTGGTCATCAAGACCACGGGCCAGGACGACGATGACCTCATCGACGGCCTCAACGTCGGCGACGTCGTGTACATCTGGCGTCGGGACGGCCTGCCGCACGAGACGGCTCCGGCCGCAGCTCAGCGCATCTGGGTCTGGAAGGTGATCATCACCTCCATCGACCCGGTCGAGGCGAACAACACGTTCGTCGGCATCACTGCCCACATCACGGTCCTTGCCCGCAGCAAGACCTCGGTCGCGATCGCGGCCTGAGCCACAGCCACACTGAAGGAGAACAGAGATGGCATTCAGCAGTTACGAAGAGCTCATGGGAGCGGTGGAGGAGCGCCGCGAGGAGATCCTCACCCTCGAGCTGGACCTGGGGGCGAAGTACAGCCCCGAGCACGAGCAGGCGAAGAAGGAGCTCGCCGAAGCGCAGGCGATGACGAAGCTGGCGGGACAGCCGTTCCTCGGTGACAACATCGACGCGCTCAAGGCTCGTGTGGCCGAGACCAAGCCCGAAGAGCGCCTGGCCTACGTGCAGTACAAGAAGCTCCCCCTCGGGGAGTGGGAGGCACTCACGAAGGCGAACCTGACGCCGATCGAGCAGTACGAGCGGGTCCTGCCCAAGGTCTTCATCGGTGTGTTCGGCACCGACCCCGTACAGCCGGAGGACTGGGACGAGTCCCACCCCGGCGAGGAGTGGGTCAAGCCCGAGCCGCTGATCACGGATGCCATCTCTGTCTCCGTCCGTGGCGGGAACAAGTCCATCCTCGCCGGGAGCAACATGCACCCGGTCGTCCAGTCCTTCATGGCCTGGCAGAACTCGTCGGGTGAGGTCACGATCCGCCCTACGAAATCGGGCCGCGACTAGCACTCCTGCTGGACATGGCCCTGGTGTCGGGGCGTCCCCCGCTTCGCCTCCTTGACGAGGGGCACCCCGACACCTGGACGGAGCTGGACCTGGAGGTCCTCTCCCAGTGGAAGACCATCAAGGAGACCAGGTGCCCCGGCTGCGGGCGACCGCTTGCACAGCACCTTCACAACTCAAGATTGGGACGGGAAGAGACCGTCGAGGACTATACGCCTTGGTCCCTTGACTGCCCCGCGATGCAGGCCATCGCCCAGGGTCAGGACATGTGGAGAACGGCCAACAAGTCGGTCCTCGAGGCGCACCAGCGGGGCAACGGCCCTGACCCCTCGATGGGGTTGTACTGGCTGGCCCAGGGCTACGGCGAAGTCCTTCCCACTCCCGATCAGTAACTACCAGCAGGAAAGGAGAACCGGCAATGGCAGATAACGATGTCCGAATCAAGCTCTCGCTTGACGGCTCCGACCAGGTCCAGAAGGGCCTCGCCGGAGTGGGCGACAGTGCCAGCGACGCGGACTCCAAGCTGGGGGGCCTCGTCAGCAAGGGCCTGAAGGGTGCCGGTACGGCTCTCGTCGGGTTCGCGACCGCAGCGGTCGCCGCTGGCGGGGCTCTCACTGCTGGCGTGATCAGCCAGTATGCTCAGTACGAGCAGAACATCGGCGGCATCGAGACCATGTTCAAGGACTCGGCCGGTAAGATGCAGCAGTACGCGGCCGACGCGTACAAGACCGCAGGGCTCAGCTCCAACGAGTACATGTCCCAGGTCACCAGCTTCAGCGCTGCGCTGCTCCAGGGTCTGGGCGGCGACACCGCCAAGGCGGCGGACGTGGCGAACACGGCGATGGTCGACATGAGCGACAACGCCAACAAGTTCGGCTCCAACATCGGCGATATCCAGAACGCCTACCAGGGCTTCGCGAAGCAGAACTTCACGATGCTCGACAACCTCAAGCTCGGCTATGGCGGCACCCGCGAGGAGATGGCCCGCCTGGTCAACGACTCGGGCGTCATGGGCGACAGCTTCGAGGCAACGGCCAGCAACCTGGACGAAGTCTCCTTCGACAAGATCATCGAGGCGATCCACACCGTCCAGGACGAGATGGGCATCGCCGGTACCACGGCCAAGGAAGCCACCGAGACCATCAGCGGTTCGGTCGGCATGCTGCGGTCCAGCTTCGACAACCTCCTGATCGGCCTGGGCAGCGCGGACGCTGATGTGGCCAGCCTGGCAGGCAACGTCATCGACTCGCTCGAGCTGGTCATCACCAACGTCACCCCGGTCATCGAGAACATCGGTGCCAACATCGCTACGCTCGGTCCCAAGCTCGGCGAAATGATGGGGTCGCTGGTGGGCGCAGTGAGCTCCGCCATCCCGGCCATCCTGGACGCTGGTGTGGCCCTGGTGGGCGGTCTCATCACGGGCATAACGCAGGCGCTTCCCGGCCTCATCACGGCCCTGGTCCCTGGGGTCATCGGCCTGGTCCAGACCCTCATGGAGCTCGGGCCTCAGCTCATCACCGCAGGCGTGCAGGCGATCGTCGCACTGGCATCGGGTATCGCGCAGGCGCTTCCGACCCTGATCCCGCTCATCGTGAACGGTGTCATGAGCATGATCGGGTCGCTGGTGAATGCCCTGCCCATGCTGCTCGACGCTGGCATCCAGCTTGTGACCGGGCTCATCCAGGGCATCCTGACGGCCATTCCCCAGCTCATCGCGATGCTCCCCACGATCATCAACGCCATCGTCTCGTTCATCGTGACTGGCGTGCCGCTGCTGCTGGATGCCGCAGTCCAGCTCTTCAACGGCATCATCCAGGCCATGCCGACCATCATCTCGCAGGTGGTCGCGGTCCTGCCTACGCTCATCGACTCGATCATCAACGCAGTGCTTGGCAGCATCCCGCTCATCATCGACGCGGGCATCAAGCTGATCACGTCGCTGGTGCAGAACCTGCCCGCCATCATCTCGGCGCTGGTCGGTGCCGTGCCCAAGATCATCAGCTCGCTGCTGAACGCGATCTTCAGCAACATTCCGCTCCTCATCGGGGCCGGTATCAAGCTGATCACGGCACTCATCACGAACCTGCCTCAGATCATCGGAACCATCGTGGGGGCCATCCCGCAGATCATCGGCGGCATCGTCGGTGCCATCATCGGGGCTGTGCCACAGCTTGCCAAGGCAGGCCTCCAGCTCATCCAGGGTCTCTGGTCCGGTATCAGCAACGCTGCGGGCTGGCTGATGGGCAAGATCGGCGGGTTCGTCAACAACGTGATGGGCGGCATCAAGTCGTTCTTCGGCATCAAGTCGCCGTCCCGCCGGATGGAGGACGAGGTCGGTGAGTGGCTTCCGCCGGGCATCGGTGTCGGTGTCGAGAAGAACGAAGACGCAGCGCTCGACCCCATCGCCGACCTGAACAAGAAGATCGTCAAGGAGGCCCAGAAGCTTCCCGACCTGGCGATGCAGGCCAACACCACGCAGACGCTCACCCAGCAGTTCATCCCGGGTGCGGTGCCCACGTCCAGCATGACGGCCACACCGAGCGGTGCAGGCGGGGCGCAGTCGGTGACCATCACCGGCCCCCTGGTCAGTGTGGCCGAGATGACCGTCCGTGACGACCGTGACATCCGTGCACTCAGCACGGCACTCAAGACCGACATGACTCGCGAACTTCGCGCTCAGGGGGTGCTCGCATGAGCTTCAAGCTGGGGACGTTCGACACGTCCGACATCACCGGCCTCAAGGCCATCCTCCGGGCCTGGCCGACCCTCCCGGTCGACCTGGCGCTGGACGACCTGCCCGCAGGCGACGGCTCGCTGTACTACCAGTCGCGCTTCACCGAGCAGGAGTGGGTCTTCAAC